TAAAGTTGTTCCAGTGTGGCGAATTGGTGTAAATCCTGGGGATGATGGAGTGGTGCCAAATGTTGCTTCAACAACATAGGATAGATTGTGGCGTGAGCCAGTAGCGATAGTCATATTTTACCTCGGAGTTACATGAGCCATATAGTTAATAGAGAGTGAAATAATGAAACGATCTTCGTCTCGTATTCCTGTGTTTCTTGATACATTGCCAAGCCGTATGGTTTTTCCATTGCTAGACAAATCTGTACCACGTTTAAAATGGTCGGCTATTGCATCGGCTTTTGTTTCTGCTTCGCCACGCCCTTTACCACTAGGCGCAAATATATCTATTTGGTAGATTCCTATATATTCGTCGATTCCGCTTGTTCCTAGTGCCGCTTGAGTCGTCAAAGCTGGCAAAATAGTAGGACGCAAATAAAGCGTATCTTTTACAGGAGTAAATACTGTGTTTTCCCATGCAATAGGCGATGACCCTGCAAGGGTGTTTAATCTTGAATCTAGCGCGGAACTTATGTCTGCAAATATTGTACTCATGCCGCAACCTTCGCTAATGCTTTAGCTAATTTATTCTGAAATTTACTGACGCTCACTCGAACCATTCCTTCAGGCTTTTGAGCGTGTGACCACCCTAAATATTCAATTCTTTCGCCATAAGGCAGATTGTTAGTAAGAAATATTGGCTGATCTGCTTGTGCAGTTTGAACAATTGATTCCATTGCTGAAATAGTCGCGCTATCTGCGGTAATTGTTGTTAATTTGCCTGATGCTGGTGTATCTAATGTACATTGCCAGTTACTTTGTAAACTACCAGCAACATAATCTGCTGGAGGTGGGTTTTTCCATAAAGACGGATCACCAACAGGAGTTTCCCTTATAATTTCTGAAAACAAGTCAATTGCTGATTCTTTTACAACGGTAGACACTTTTTTGTTTGTTTTTTGAGCAAACTCTTTAAGATCGACACTGAAGGTCATAAAAAACGTCCGTACCCGATGGGGATTCTGTTCTAACGTTCATAATTCGATAGGCAACCGAGTCAAACGTTAAAGTGTCGTTAATAACTGGGACTGTGACACCTGATTGCGCTAATAAACGCACATCATTGTCTTGAATGTTGTCTCCAGCCTTTTCAAAAGCGTTAAATTGCGCTCTTACAGCCTTTAACGTGTAATTGGTACTTGAACCTGTCGAATATGCACCAGTTGCAGGGTTAAATGTACGTCCAGACAGTCGAGTAATGACTGCATCCGCACCAAAGTTAGTAATTAACTGGGTGGCCGTTTTCTGTAAATTAGCGTAATCAAACACGGTAAACTCGATTTGATCTGTGGGTCAGCTTTGCTAGTTTAATATCGACAGCTTTAAGAAAGGTTACTGCCCTAGCGGTGGGGGCATACTCTACTTCTAGGCTGCCTACTTTTTCTTTGCTAGTTTCTCTAGTCTGATTATCAAGTGGATCAACCGAATCACCTACGGCAATAGCGGTTTCCATTTGAGCATCTTTTAATAATTGGGGGATAGAATCAGATGCTAAGTAGTAATCATTTAACATCACACCGTAACGCGGCCACATAGTAGCTTGCGTCTGGTTCTTTTTTGTTCCTAGAAAGTCTCTGCTTTCAATATAATCCATCGCACGAATAAGAAGTTCAGCTTTCGTACCAGTGACAGTGATACCTCGATCTGCTGCATAGGTTGTAAGTTCAGCTTCACTGACATAAGAGTTAGCAGTGGTAGAGCCTGAACCTGTTTCAACGACGATTGTTGCCATAATAACCTCAATAAAAAGCCCCACCCCCGAAAGGATGAGGCTAGTCTTATTTAACCAAGTAACAAAGCAGTATGCTCTGGCTTGATGTTTTTAACACCCCAAGCTAGTGCAACTTCATAACGTACTTTTCTGTAACCTTGGTACATTGCAAATTCCATGCTCAACCCAGAGCGCGGATCAGTGATAACAATCACATCAGATGCCATATCACCTTCAGATGGACGCGCAGGAGCGCGGGCCGCGAGAACGATTGCAGAACGGTTAAACGCCATGTTGCGACTAGATGCAGCAGTAATGGTAATTGCCTTGTCGCCAACAGGAAGTGCTTGACGCAACCCTGGAGCAGCAATAACAATAGTTGCGCCAGATACAGCGGCAGCACCAGTGGTAACAACATACTTGTTGGTATCACCCGCAAAAGTAATAACATCACCCGCTACGATAGTTCCAGTACCAACAGCTTTAAGCACAATGCTTGTAATACCTACAGCGTGTCCAGCAGTAGTAACAGCGTTAGCAGAAGTCCCAGAAACAGAAGTATCAACCTGTGCAGACTCGCGAATAGGCATTCCGTTAATGTCGAGCAATACAC